TACTCATCTTGAGCTCGGAACAAGCCATGAGGAATTCTTAGATTTCTGGTCAACAACTTGTGAAGGGTTTCGTTGCAAGCCCAATATATATGCTTTAGACAAACCAAGAGCAACTTATTCTCGTGGAACTTTTCCACCTCTATATCCTTATGTTATGTTCCCAGTAACTTTTAAAATATTGCATTATACAGAAGATAGAGAATTGACCGAACAAGAATTTAATGATTTAGAACACCTTGACTATCTTAGAATAGAGGCTCATGCAACAGATGATAGTGGAAACACAACATCTCCACTAATTTTTCCAATACAATGTCTGGATACAACAATACCAGCCTTATCTGTAACGCCTTTAAGTATCGAACAAAGCACGCAACCTCCTTCTGCTGAATTATTAAATGGAGGAATAGTAACATCAGATTTAAGTGAGCCTGTTACTGTGACCTATGATGCAAGCGGTATCGATTGGAATGTTCCAAGTTTAGTTGCGGTCCCATATACTGCAATAGACGGAGTTGGACTATCCAGAACAGTAAACAGAACCATAACAATAACAGCTCGTCCAACACCAGCAGTTACTATACCTGCTGTTAACCCAGCAGGTACGGTAGCTTCTATTCCTGTGAATTTTATTAAAGCTGATCCTGATTTATATTACCAATGGTCATTAGATGGTAGTATAGTAAAAGCAGCAACAAAAGGTTCTGCTGGAGGAAACAGTTATACAACCCCATCAAACAGCCTCGGCCAGACTTTAGAGATCACTGTACACGATGAAGCAACAATAGGAGCTTCCACCGATTCAGCTACTGCTACGGTTGTTGTTGGAGGAACAATTGGAGTTACAATTCCAACAATTAATCCAAGTGGAACAGTATCCTCAGTTCCTAGAAATTTTACTAACCCAGATGATGATTTATATTATCAATGGTCTCTAGATGGTAACATAGTGAAAGCATCAACAAAAGGTTCCGACGGAGGAAACAGCTATACAGCACCAGAAGATAGTTTTCTTAAAACTTTGGTAGTTGTTGTGCACAATGAGCCTACAATAGGGGCTTCTACTGAATCAGCTACCGACACAGCAGTTATTGGTTCTACTCTTGTTCCAAGTGTAGTTATTGCCCCAGTCACAGCAAATGACCCAACAACTGCAACAACAACAGCGTTTGCAACCCCACCTGCTGATTTATATTATCAATGGTCACTAAATGGTGTCGTAGTAAAAGCATCAACAAAAGGATCCAACGGAGGGTCTACTTATCTAACTCCTCTAGATAGTGGAGGCAAAACACTACTTGTTACAGTACATGACGACCCAATACTTGCATCGTCCACACAAACAGCGACAAACTCAATTGTTATAGACACAGGAATAGTAGCTAGTTGTGGAAGTACTATTAATCCTTTAAAAGTAATAACTAGTGATGCTGTGACTTCATTCACAGATGCAGATTGGATAGAGGGTATAACCTTCTTTGCACAAAATGACCCTGAAAATCCGATAACAGAAGGGGTTGTGTATGTTGTAGATCAGCCAAGTGTAGATTGGATTAAAACCTATGGAACCAATCCAGACGGAACACTAAATCACAGTTCTGCTGGCTTGACTCCTTATTATTTTAATGTAACTGTGTTTTATTTTGGACAAGAATTGTTCTGTCGCACAAGGTACCTTACTTTGGCTGATGAAATAGGCCCAACCATAACAGTACCACCTCAGATTCCTCAAATACCAATTACATCTGCAACAACAGTAAATGATGTAGTTTTAGCATTAAGAGGTCTCTTGACTCTTACTGATGACTTAACACCATCAGTTGATATAGATTTTGGAATACAAGGGTTGACAAGTACTGAGGCGATAACTCCGGGAACATACACCAAGACAGTTATTGCTCAAGACGCTGAATTTGACGGAAACAGAAACACAACAACAATGCAAGTGACTTTTGAATTAACACTGGGAGATACCGATGGAGATGGAATTGAAGACGAAAGAGATCACTTTCCAAATGATCCTTTGTATACAACAGATATCGATGGCGATGGAGTTGGAGACGACGATACAATAGTTCTATGGCATCATGACTTTATAGACACTCTTGATTACTTAGAAGTTAAAGAATCTCACATCAATCAAACTCCCAATGCTAACACAGTTGCACAACAATGTGTCTATGGACAAGCTTTAACATATCTACCAAGTCCAGATACTTCCCAAAAGAAAGTTATTTCTCTCGAAGATGGTTTTCACTTATCAACAACAAGTTTGGGAACAAATAATTCTGCTGCTCCAGTGAGTATTGCAAACACTAGCTTGACCTTTACTTTGTTATTAGACAATTCTCTCGGAGAACAATTTGAACTAGCAAACGATAATACGGGTAGATTCATATATTTCGAGGACAACAATCAAGGTTATGATAACTCTGGTTCTAGATTGGATATAAAAATTAAAAAATTACAATCACCAACAGGCGAGACGGTTTACAGATTTAGTATTTACAATGTTAGGAATGGAGTCTACAGAAGCTCAGGCGGCTTATATGATGGATCAAGATATTCTAACACAACAGGAAATGCTTTAGATGTTCTAGATGCAACAGATTTAACAGGTTATACGCTTCTTAACGATACAGGAGCAGACGAGTTATATAATGGAGAAGATGGCGACTATGTCATAGAAAAATATATAACAAATTTTGATATTCCTGTTGATGGAAGAATACATGTATACACTTTTGCATTTGAGAAAAGAACCAATTCAGCTGGATATCAAATAGTTATTTATAAAGATGGAGAAGCCAAGCAATATTTGTTTAAACATGACACCGGAAACATTGGTTTTGCAACTGAGACCGTTACTTATAATCTTTATGGCTTTGACAATATGTTTATGACCGATTATATATGGTCTACACACACTGATGCTAATAAAATAATAGATATTCACGGACACCTAATGAATACAACCTATGCACCATCAACTTTAACAGCAGATAATGATGGTGATGGAATAATCAATATCGACGAGATAACATCAGGAAAATATAATTTTGAGAACCCAAACACAGATCAAAATACTAATGCACCTCACTACTCTGATGGAGTTGATGATTTTATAGAATTTCATGCAAGATATTTTGCTACACCATTGGACACAACAACTGTTGTTGGTAATCGAGGATATACAAAACAAGCTGCTTCTACTGAAGATTTTTCACAAGTTGATCAAATCGGAAACCCAACTAACAAAGAGTTTGTAAATTACTACAATAAAGGTATAGCATTTAATAGCCATCTAGTTCAAAACGAATGTACAATTGCTTTCTGGTGGTATAACGATGGAAGTTTTACAGATCAAACAATGGGATCTTTCTATGGAAACATTTTGGATTCAGTCGGTGCAAACAATCAACCAGCACTTGGTTGGACTTGGGATGGAAAGTTTGTTAGTTATCCGGGAAGCACACCCACATATGGAACAAACACCACAGACTTTTTAGTAACTTATAATAATTTAGCAGCTTCAGAAGGTCACAAATGGAAGCATTTCGCTGCTGTCTTTGATTATACGAACAATGAAATAAAAGTCTATATAGAAGGATCATTGTGGGACACCATTACAGGCTCCCTTGGAGGCAATTCAGCAAGAGTCAATCATCCCCCCGGAAGCCGTCGAGGTTTTAACAAATGGACAGACTTTGCTATGTGGAGTGCCAAGCTTGAGCAAAAACACATAAATCAAATATATGCTCGAGGAAAGAAATTAGAATATGACCTTAGAGGTCAATACGAACAGCCTGCAATTGCAACAGACACTACTCAATTTGTAACAGGTTTTGACTCAACCAATGTCGCAGCAGATTATACAGACGAGTTGTTGAAAGCTAACTTGACCTTTGCAGCTCCTCTTAATGATCCTTCTACCCCTGAAGACGATCAGACCATAGACTCAGTCGTGGTAAACAAATATGATTTAGATGCTGCAATATCGGCAACTGAAAGTGTTTCTGGAACTTATGATATTATTGTAGAGGCAACCACAAATCATGGAATTAAAACTTATGTCAGAAGACAAGTTGGTATAATGGCTCCACTTAAAGGTTTCATTGAAGAACTTCCATTTATGCCAAGTCCTAATAATGTCGGAACAGCAGATTTTAATTCTTTAGAAATAGACACATCAATGCCTAAGTCCTCTAGTTCGGTTACAGTACCGGGTTCTCAATACAGCCATATCGGCGATACATATACATTATCGTTTTGGTTAAATAGAAGCAGCATGGCGAATGGCACATGGTTCCTCCAGCTCGGAGGAATAAAAGCTAGATTCTCCGCTCAACAAATAAACATCAATAATGGACTAGGCTATAATAACGTTGGCTTTGGATACAATGTTACTCCAATAAATGCATGGCATCATGTTGTAATAATAGTTGAAACAACAAATAACGATGTACATACTCAAATATACTTAAATGGATCAAGACACATAAACGATACTCGTGCAAAGACCACTGACTTAGATTGGACTGGAGATATAGAATTAAAATCATTAAATCATATCGGAATAGATTCTGTAGAATTGGTAGACTATGCTCTAGCAATACCAACAGGAATTAACAACCTTTATGCTGCTGGAAGACACACCCTCATGAGTGAAATTGTGCAATCAAATCCACCAGTTGTACATAACTTAACTCACGAACCAATTCTCGCAAGCCCGGGTGCTTCTGCATGGCATAATTCGAGAACAGACACTAACTTGTACAATTTCAACCCCCACTTGGGTAAACAACATTGCCCCTTACCTAATCCTTGTAATGATAAGTACACTTTGTCAATATGGTTCAATGTACTCGGTGGATTTGGTCCCTTGATTCTTTCAAACTACGATTCAGTTAATGATGGTTTCCGCCTTGAAGTGCATAATGATTATTTATTGTATGACACTTGTGGTGGAGGTAACACAAATTATAATTGGCCAATTGATAAAAACACATCCTTTGCTGATGGTGAATGGCATCATATTGTTGCAACCTTTGATCATGCCGCTGGTACTAGGTCTCTTTACCTTGATGGAGCTAAATTGACAGGTGGTGATGACACCTTTACTCCAAACAGTGGAAACCCTGAAAACAAGCATTTTTTGTTCTACAGAAAGAATGGAGGAGCACAATTTTATGACTACCAAAATCCTCAGAGCACGAGGAGGTTTGGAAATGTTCATTTGATGAATTGTATTCTTTCCGAACCTCAGATCACTGATATTTACAATGCAGGTCATTTAGGAATTACAATAGAGTTATCAGATATTCCTTCTCCACCTGATGGTTATGTTGAAGATGCAGAAGATGGTAATGGCGTAATCACAGCCACATCCAATTGGAACACTGTAATTGGTGCAACCCCAGCAGCTGATACTTACACAGTTACTTATACTGCAACAGATTCTCACGGAGAGACAACGGATTTAGATGTTTCAGTTGTAGTTATAGACACACAGGCTAACATATCACCAGTTATCACTTTAGTTGATTCTAATCCACTAACAATAACATCATTGCCGGTAGTTCTTAATAGTGGACTGGTAATGACTGATGGTATCGAAAATGAAGGCACACTCAATGGAGGAGCATTTATTACAAATACAGGTGCTGTTCTTTTAGATGGAGTTGATGACTATGTCCAAACTGATTCGAAATACCATTTTGCAGACCAATTTCAACTTAGTGCTAAGATAAAACCAGTCAATTTAGATGATGTTTATCACACTATAGCAGGAACAAGAAGTTATGATACATCTTCTAATGGGTTTATACTACTAATAAAAGATGGTGTAATCACTGGAATGGGTCCACAAGCTGATAACTTTGTTTTAAATGTAACGATCCCAAATGATGTTGATGTTGAAGACGGCAAATATCACGAGGTTGTATTAAAGTGGGTTGTAAATACTGAACTTTCAATCTTTTTAGATGGCGAGAAACTAGGCACTCATACTCCCGTTGGGGCGATAAGAGCCGGAGTTAAGAACATGGAAATTGGTAGAAACCCAAGACAGCAAAACATGCACTTCGAAGGTATAATTGATGAAGTAGCAGTTGTGAATCAAGTACAAACAGATCAAGAAATCCAAGATTCTTATGCAGCCAATCCTTCTCCAAATTCTGACCCCGGTGCAATAGCAACCGATTCAGAAGATGGAGATCTAACATTACAAATTACTTCTGATTGGGATGCAGTGTTAGGCACATATCCATCGAATGGTACATATTATGTAACCTATGAAGTAACAGATTCAGCAGGAGACTCAGTATCCGTCGAAAGAGAAGTTATTATTAATACTCCTCCGAATAACCTAAGTTGTCCTGAAATTTATTTTAATGGATCCAGCACAACAGCACAGATTGGAAATACATCTTTAACAAGACTCGGAACAGGAACCTTCCTTGATACCACAATTGGCAAGTACGGAAACAACTCGTTCGATTATGGTACATCAGCAAACACTGCGTCCACATTTGATACACCAATAACTTTATCCGATGAATGGACAATATCATTGTGGTTCTATAATCTTAAAGTCACAAGCCATCAGGCTATATTAGTAAAGGATTCTCCTTACGTAGCAATCCTTGTTAAAGATACTGTTGCTGGTGGTAATAAAGGATACTTGCATCTCTATAGACACCCAACTTGGAAGAATTCAGGATATCATATAAGAAATGCTGGTTTAACTTCGAACACTTGGCATCACATGGCAATTGTAACGACCAACAATACAACAACATTTTATGTTAACGGAGAGTCAGTTGGAAGTGTGGACGATGCGATGACGTCAGGGGTAATAAACAGGCTCGGAGGACAGAGCACCACCGCAGGACAATCCTTCGCAGAAAAGATTGATGAATTTGCATTTTGGGAAAAAGCCCTAACACCAGCCGCAATTTCAGAGATATCCAAATCTTCCGTAGATCTACAATCTTTGACTGATGGCACTACCCCATTGCCGCAATTATACTTTGATGGAACATCTACATCATCTCAAATTGGAAGTAATACCCTTGAACTAGCAGCAGACAACTCCTTATCTACAATAAATGGAAAGTACGACACAGCATCAATGGACTTCGGAACAACTGGGGAAACATATCCAATAAATTTACAAAACCCTATAGATTTATCTAGTGGAGTTTACACTTTTAGTATGTGGTTCTATGGAGCTAGAAACACTTCCGATTGGAAAAGCGTTTTAAGAAGAGAAGCAGGTGGAATACCAAGCACAACTTCACAGTACCCTATAATTATATCTCCAACCAATGAGTTGGGAGTTAAACCAAATAGCACAACATTTGAAGGCTCCGGATATGATATGACCCAGCACATTTCTCAGAACTCATGGATTCACTTAGTTGTATCTAGTGATGGTTCTCAATCAAAGTTTTACATTGATGGAGAACACGTTGGAACTTCTAATGCATCTATAACAACAAGTGTTAAAGAAATTGGAGCATATACTGGTAATTCCGGTACTTTGACGTTTGCTCGAGGTATTGATGAGTTTGCTTATTGGGATTCGGCACTCGAGAGATGCCAAATATTAGAATTATATAATTCCCCAAGCAGTATAGGTGGAGTAACTCCATCTGTTCCAGAGGAAAAAACAATCTATGATGGAATAGAAGATTTAGTAACCACAACACTTTATAATGGTGCTGCATTAAATAACGGAGTTCTAAGTTTAGATGGAACTGGTTATGCTATCGCAAACTCAAAGCACTGGTATGCAGATCATTTCCATGCCTCAGCATGGTTTAGGACAGACCAAGCTGGTACAATGATAATTATGGAAAGTAGAAAGTGGGCTCCGGGTCACAATGGCTTTACTATAGCTATACTTGATGATGAAATCCGCACCCACCACCCTCAACACAACGGTCGTCTTGATTATGTTTTACAAGCAGGTGAAAATATAAAAGATAACCAGTGGCATAAAGTAGAATTAAAATGGATTGCCAGCACAGAATTGTCAATATATCTAGATGGACAAAAGAAAGCAACCATAGTTCCAGAGGCTAATACTCCTATGGAACCCAATGTTAATCTTCATATAGGGGTCTCTCCTCTTCATTATAATCTTAATTTTGCCGGACAAATTGATAGTGTTCTAGTCGAGAATGTAATTAAAACAGATGCAGAGATTCTTGCAGAATATCAAACACAGAATACAAAAAATCCATACATCACTTTAAATGGCGACAATCCAATGTATGTTATTGATCTACCAGTAGATGATCCGAATGCAACTGCGATTGATCATCCAGATGGTGATTTAACAGCTCAAATTCATTCTGATTGGGATTCTGTGGTTGGAGCCAACCCAGCATTTGATAATTACACAGTTACTTACACCGTTACAGATAGTGATGGAAATGAAACTAATACTACAAGAACTGTAATGGTCGGAGATGGACTTGAGGATTTTGCAGCATTACAAAATGGAGCAACCTTATCTAATGGAACCTTGGTACTTGATGGTGTTGATGATTATGCAACTCTGCCAAGTTCAGATGATTATGATTTGGATGGTGGAGATATGACTGTTCATCTATGGTTTAAAACTGACAATCAAACAGGGGGTGGTCGAAGTCTTGTAACTAAAGGAATTGGTGGCTCTTGGTATGGTTGGGCACTATATCTTAACGATGCCAACGGACTTGCTTTCAACATGTGGTCATCAGCCGGAGGCAGCGGTGGAAACAGAAACAATTATATGGGCTCCGATAGTGATTGGAATGTAGGCGAATGGAATCATATAGCCTTGGTTATGAGAACAACAGACACTTGGAAACTTTATGTTAATGGACAACCTCTGAACGAATTCACTCCTGCCTCCATCGCAACATCAACAGATTCAGAATTAAAGATCGGTGCAACACAGATCGTTAACAGCAATTCTCCTGCACACTTCTTTGATGGAGAAATAAAGAAAGTAAACATAGTGAAATCTGTTTTAACAGAAGAAGAAATACGTGACCTGTATTATGCAGAAATAACCTCAAAGCCTCTCTCAAACAATCCAACATTGAACAATGGCCCAACTATAAATGATGAAGTCTTGGATCTTGATGGTACTACTCAGTATGCATCACTACCAGATTCATCAGATCTTGAGAGAGCAGCTGGACAAGACATGACTGTTCATTTGTGGTTCTATCCCAAATCCGATGATTTTACTGTTGGTTCTGGTCGAGGATCTCTTTTTGAGAAGTTCGAATATGGTGGAAACAGTGATGGTCTTGCTCTTGGATTTTCTGATTGCAAAACACCATCTGATCCAAGAGGAGACACAGGTTTTAGAGTTTACTCTTCCGATGGAGGATCTGGAGCTAATAATAATAAGATATTCAGAGTAACAGGAGGTGTTCCTTTGAATCAGTGGCATCATGTCGCTTTAGTCTTGACTGACTCAACCGGTCTTATTGAGTGTTATTACAATGGACAATCGCTTGGAACATTCGATCCTCCAAATGGCTTATCAACTGGAAACTCTCAAGAATTCAAAATCGGTGGAGAAGGAACACTTGGCAGATCATTCGATGGAAGAATAAAGAAAATAAATATAGTGAAAGCTGCTCTAACACAACAAGAGATAGAAGATATCTATAACTCAACTCTTGTCCCAACCATGTTGCTTGATGGGTCTTCATTAGAATCTAAAATTGGAACCTACACACTAACAATTACCAGTGGTAATGCTCAAGCAACTGATGGTAAGTACGGACCAGTTTACAACACAACAGCAGCCAACACCGATATGGTTATGAATTCTTCAGTAGATATGTCAGATGGTAACTCTGTAACATTTTGGGTTAAAGATATCATTGCCGAAGGCGATAAGAATCCAGACTACTGGTGGAGATTTGTTGGTCAAAGTGGAGCGACAAGTGGTCCAACAAACAGTGGTATCTTCTTTGACTCAAGAGCAGAAGATGGAGGCATACCGGGTCATGTTGGAGCTGTAAGCAATGGAAGTGTAAATCACAGATCTGCAACATATTCCATAAATTCAATCGCCGGAGATGAGCAATGGCACTTCTTTGCTTTAGTAAAAGAAGGAACCGATTTAAAACTCTATGTCGATGGTGACTTAGCTGATACTATACCTAATATGGATAGCGATTGGACTGTAAAAGAATTCAATGGATGGTCATCCAATAATACAATTGGAAAATGTGCAGACTATTGGACAGAAATCGCACACTGGGACAAAGCACTATCAGAAGATGATGTTTTGGAACTATATAATTCCACTGTAACCGTTGATGCACTTTAAACAAAATATAAATATAAGGAGAAATTAAAATGTCATATCACATACATCAAGGACTTAATCATGTTAGTTCATATCAAATGTCAGGAGTTCCTTTTATATACTCAGCTACAGCAAACACAACACCCGTGACTGTTGAGTTTCCAACTGTGAGTAAAATAGTATATATAGAAAATCTTGGAAGCTCTATTGATTTGAAGGTAACGTTCCCGTCAAGTCCATCTAGCACAATCACAATACCTGCTGGTGATAAAATAGAAATGCCTATTAAAGCAGGAGCAGTAAAGGTTGAAACAGCTTCATCTAGCACAACTTATCAGATCTATGCTTCTCTAACAACGATTAGCAGAGACCGTATAGAAGGAATAGTAATTTAATACTATTTATACAGAGAGGTTTAATTATGTCATTTTCTTATACACCCGGCTTACGCCACGCAGGATGCTACATTGTATCAGGCTATCCCAATGTTACAACAGGTTCGTTATCAGCGTCAAAATTAGACATTTTGGATTGGGACAACGTAACAAAAGAGATAGTATTTATGAATACATCTGCTAGTGATCTTTTTGTCTATTTTAATTTCAGTTCACCATCCACTAGTAAATTTAAAGTACCTGCTGGAGGACAACACACTTTTGATGTTAAAACAAGAAGAATGTACGTCAGCGGATCATCGGCTGGTTTGAATTATTCTGTATGTGCTTCGCTAACTACAATTCCAAAAGATAGAATTATAGCAGAACAAACAGGAAAAGGCATCACCACAACCCCAGATCTAAGTTGAGGTTAGCTTATGGGTGAAATAGGATGGGCATTTATTGGAGGAAAAGCCGCTGGTGGATCTAAAGGTTCAGTACAGTATAATGACGGAGAGACGTGGTTTACTGGATCAGAGAACTTTAAATATATCGAAGAGTCAAACACAGTTGTAGTTTCATCTTCAGTATTTGTATCTGGTACTCTTTATGCAAACGATTATCATGTTAATACAATCAATGAGACAATAACAAATATTACAAAGCAAGGATCAACAGAATTCGGAGATTCGGCTGATGATACTCACGAGTTCACAGGATCAATGTCCATAAACGGAAACTTTGAGATTGTTGGAGGATCTGCAATTTTCTCCTCATCTGCTGGTTCTGATTTGATTTTTGAAGATGGTGGGTCTTTCTATTCATCATCTAATAATGATGTTCCTGCTGCTGCAACATTTGTAAGAGTAGACAACCCAGCCATGGTTGTTTCTGGTGCTGCTGTTTTTAACGATGGTGTTTCTTTTCAAGGTGGTATCTATGGTTCTTCTCCAATTCAAATTTATTCCCCATTAACTTTTCAAGATAATGGTGATGGAAAAAGTTCTACTTTTGAAGCTGGAAAGATTAGTGGGGACTTGTCTATACATACAACAGATGTCGATAGCCCTTTTCTAATAACAGGTCCCGGAGGTATTGCAGTAGAAACAGACCTAGGAACACCCTTAATAAGAGCTATGAAATTAGCTAACACTTCGATACAAGATCATCCAAATATGAACGGAAGAAGCCATACAGAATTCAGTTCATTCTTGAACCAAGTGCAAACAAAAGTTCCTGTCTTTACAGGACAAGACAAACACGATATGTCACACTATACAATGGAAGATGTTGTTTCTTCAAGAATGACTTCGAGAACAGACATAAGAAGAAATTCTTATATGATAACCTTTGAAGTACCACACACAGAGTTTGACAGTGCTTATGAAAATCTAGAGGCAACTGATGACGCTGCATTGCAAGGACCGGCAACAGACGCTCCTTTTATGCCTAATGAGTACGATAGTCTTATGAACACAATTAGTGTTATGGATGTCGGAACATTTCCAGATGTTGGAGCAGGCAATAAATACGGAGTCAGAAGAGGTATTAGATTAGCAGGAAATATTGTGCCCTCAGCCATCGATAGAGAGGCTTTAGGAAAAAACGGCACCCCTTACCCTAACTTTGGAACAAAAGATCTTACAATAGGACATCCGGCTGCTAGATGGGGTGATTTCTTTATCTCTAACAACAGAAAGATAAATTGGGGTGAGAATAGAAACCATGCTGATTGGTGTATTGATTCTCAGGAGAATAATAATGTTTGTTTTGGATTTATGACTGCCTCAAACGCCTTAGAGGTTGAAGGAGCAAGATTAAAAATATGTGATAATCTTGAGATGAATTCTGGAGGTTATATTAATTTTGGACAAATACAAGAAGAAGACGGTTACGGATTCAGAGATAACAATGGAGTAGTGCAATTTAAAAACCAAACAGGGGAATGGGAAAGTTTTCATGATGCTTTTGATTCCGTTGGAGGTGGTGGAGCACTGCAATTATCAAACGGTGCAGGTGGTTATTTATATTCAGACAAGTTAACATTCAACAATGATACACTGACAGTTGATGGAACAATTGTTGCAAATGAATTAATTGTAAACACAATAGATCAAACAGTTGTAAATATTTCAATGACGGGATCGACATCATTTGGAGATACTGCGGATGATACACACGATTTTATTGGATCGATGTCTGTATCTGGTTCTTTAACTCTTAATAGAAAAGTGGTTACAGATAACTACACAATATTACCAACAGACCATTTTGTAGGAGTAGATTCTGATACAACTATAACAATTCAACTTCCATTAGCATCCGAATTACAAGATGGTCAGTTTTTTACAATAAAAGATGAGAATGGTGGAGAAGAAAAAGAAATTATTTTATCTTGTTCTGGTGACGATCAGATCGACGGAAATCAATCTATCTCCCTAACTTCCCCGTATACGGCGGTAAACTTGTACAGTAACGGTCAAAATAAATTTTTTATTTTTTAGGATTTTCGTAAAGAAAGATACTATTTAGGTGCGATGGGGAACTTGTGTCCCTGTCAGCCTATTTTTTATATCTATGGAGGATTTATTATGGCTTATAAATTTCAAATCGGTAAGTTTAAAACTGCCGGCGAAATCGATGTCTCTGAAGGTGATATCGAATTAAATGAAAATGTTGTTGATAATTCTGACCTTTCTGGTGGAATTACCTCTGACAAAATGGAAAAATTTGAAGACGGTGAAATCGTTTTCTCTGGTGACGCAGATGCTTTTGTATCTTCTGAAACCGCAAAATTTAATATGGACGCTGAGATTGCTAATCGTGTAGCTCAAGGTGATCAATTGGCTGCTGATATGGATTCAATGGAAGACGCATTAGAAGCTGCTGATGCAAATCTACAATCTAACATTACTGCTGAAGTTAATCGTGCTCAAGCTGCTGAAGGCGTTCTTGATGCTAAAATTGACCAAGAAATTGCTGATCGTATCTCTGCTGTTGCTACTGAAGCTGCAAATCGTGTTGCTGCTACAGATCAATTAGCTTCTGATTTAGATTCTGAAGTTGATGATCTTGAAGCTGCTGATGCTGCTCTTGATGCAAAAATTGATCAAGAAATTGCTGACCGTACAGCTGCTGTTACAGCTGAAGCAAATGCAAGATCTGCTGCTATCAATGCTCTTCAAGCTGATGTTGATCAAAATGAATTAGATGCAGACAACAGAATGGATCAAATTGAAGCAGATACCGAAGCTGGTTTCAATGCTGCTGGTGCTGATCGTGGTGCTATCAGATCTGAATTTGCAGCTGCTGATGCTTCTCTTCAAAGTCAAATCGATGACATCTTGTCTAACGTTGACCCATCAGCTCTTGATTCATTAACTGAAATCGTTTCTGCTTTTCAAGCTGCTGACTCTGATCTTCAAACCTCAATCAATAATGTTTTAGGTACACACACTTCTGAATTAGCTGCACATGCTGCTGAAAATGCTGCATCTTTTGCTGCATTACAAGCTGATGTTGACCAAAACGAAGCAGATGCTGACGCTGCAATCGCTGCTGTTGCTTCTGACTTAGCTTCTTACGAAACATCTAACGATGCTGCTTTGGCTGCTGAAGTTACTGCTCGTGGTGATGCTGATGCTGCTTTAGCTGCTGATATGGAAACTTTAGAAGATGAAATGGAAGCTGCTGTTTTGGCTGAAGAAACTGCAAGAATTGCTGCTGATGATGCTGCTGCTGCTGCAAACTTGGCTGCTCGTAACGTTATCATTTCTGATGTAACTGCTGGCTTCAACGCTGCTGGTGCTGATCGTGGTGCTATCAGAGCTGAATTCGCTGCTGCTGATGCTGATCTTGAAGCTGATCTTTTAGGTGATGCTGGTGCTGATTACAACACTCTTGGTAAATTAGAAGACAAAATTCAAGAAGAAGTTGCTGATCGTACAGCTGCTGTTTCTGCTGAAGCTACTTCTAGAGCTGATGAAGACAACGCAATTCGTGTTGACTTTGCTGCTGCTGACTCTGCAATCGAAGCTGCTTTAAATGCATATGAAGCTTCTAACGACGCTGCACTTGCTGCTGAAATCGCTAGAGCTACAGCTGCTGAAGCTGGTCTTCAAGCTTCTTTAGATGCTGAATCTGCTGCTAGAATCGCTGCTGATGATCAAATGGCTATCGACGTTTCTAACGAAATCGATGCTGACGTTGCAGTTGAGACTAACAGAGCTATGGCTGCTGAAGGTGTTCTTGATGGTAAGATTGATCAAGAAATCGCTGATCGTATCTCTGCTGTTGCTACTGAGGCAACAAACAGAACTTCTGCTATTTCTTCTCTTGAATCTTCTTTGAAAGGTGATGTTGCTGTTGGTTACAATACTCTTGGTAAATTAGAAGATGCTATCCAAGCTGAAGAAGCTGCAAGAATTGCTGCTACTGATCAATTAGCTTCTGATATGGAAGATATGGAAGATGAATTAGAGCAAGATATTGCTGACTTAGATGCTGCTTATAAAGCTGCTGATGTGACTCTTCAGTCTAACATCAATGCTGAAGCTACTACTCGTTTAGGTGCTGATAATGCTTTGCAAGCTAACATCAACTCTGAAGAAGCTGCACGTATCTCTGCTGATACAACTCTTCAAGGCAACATTGATGCTGAAGAAACTGCACGTATCGCTGGTGACTCTGCTCTTTCTACTTCTTTAGGTATTGAGACAGCTAACAGAGGAGCTGCTGTTGCTAATCTTCAATCTCAAATCGATAACATTCTTTCTAATGTTGATCCTTCTGCACTTGATTCTTTAACAGAAGTTGTTCAAGCATTCCAAGATGCTGACTCTGATCTTGAAGCTGCTGTTAACACTGCATTAGGTAATCACACTTCTGCTCTTGATGACGAAGAAGCTGCACGTATTGCTGCTGATGACGTTTTGACTGCTGACTTGGCTACTGAAGTTGCTCGTGCAACTGCTGCTGAAGCTGCAATTCAAGCTGATGTTGATGCAAACGAAACTGCTGCTAACTTAGCAATCTCAAACGAAGAATCTAGAGCACTTGCTGCTGAAGGTGTTCTTGATGGAAAGATCGATCAAGAAATCGCTGACAGAATTTCTGCTGTTGCAACTCTTCAAGCTGACGTTGATCAAAACGAAGCTGATGCTGATGCTGCTATTGCTGCATTGCAAGCAGACGTTGATCAAAACGAAGCTGATGCTGATAGCAGAATGGACCAAATTGAAGCAGATACTGGTGCTGGATTTACAGCTGCTGGTGCTGATCGTGGTGCTATCAGATCTGAATTCGCTGCTGCTGATGATGCTATTGAAGCTGAAATGGAAGCTCAATTTGATGCTCTTGTATCTTGTCAGTCAATTGACGGTGCTGTTGCACATGACGGTTCTTCTTACGTATTCATCGGTTCTGTTGGTTCAGAATTGCAAATGGGTGCTGGTACAGACGAAGGTTCATCTGTAAAAATTAAGTCTAAAGTTGCTTCTGGCGACGTTACAGTTTCTGGTGATATCGAAGGTACTCTTGGAACATCCGTAACACTTACAGACAATGGTGCTATTACTTTAGTATGGCACGGTGGTATGTGGTGGATTATGTAATTTAATTACTTTCCCTTGGTGTTGGTCTTCGGACCAACATCTATTTACAGGGGAGTGGGATTCGTTTTCTGCTCCCCTTTTTTTCTAAGCAAAAATAAACATATAGAATTATCATTTCATGGAGGATTAAAATAATGGCTATATTAAGTTCAAGTAAAAATAAATTTAATTCCGCTAATGCTGATGTTGTAGGTGGTAACGCACCAGCCGATCAGGAAGGAATTTTAAAAAGCGTTGGAGAAACAGGTTTCTTTGTTCACTCTCCACATGCATACGCTATCTGGTTTAAAAACCAAGCAGGTAATTGGGTTCTTTACCAAACAATCACAGAGCCTATGAAAGACGGAAGAACTTTCCCATGGGGAAGCAACACAGCTGCATTCTTGCAAACAAACTCTGCTGGTGCTTTCTTTTTTGTATTTCCAAGAACTGGAGCAATAGAATTTGACAGTGACGTTACAGATCAAGACGATTCTGATGATACTTTAATGGTTAAAAACGAATCACAATTTAACATTTCTTCTCCAAGTGGAAATGCTGCTGTGACCAAAATCGGTGTTACAGATCATGCTGAATTAGACAATTTAGAATGGGATTCTTGTGGACATACTGGTGGGGCTTTCTCTATCGTTATGTTTGATGAAAATGGCGATCCTGTAGAAATCGCAGCACCAGCAGCTGGTGAAAGAGCAGGCAAGGCTCTTAAGTGGACAAGTGACACTGAACTTGCATGGGTAACAATTTAACAATAAAGGAGACACAATTATGCCTAGTTTAATTAAAAATAGGGAAGTCTTTAATTCTGTTGCAAATACTGATGTTATTTCATCAAGTGCTCCCAACGGTGATGTCGGAGTAAGCAAAACAGTAGGAGAAAGAGGTTTCTTTATCAAATCACAAACAACCTTCGCTCTTTGGTTCAAAGATGGATCTGGAGTATGGAACATATCAGACAATAATGCTACCACTGGTTTTTATGAGTGGGGAGCTAATCAAAGTTTTTATATACAAAGTGACTCGAATGCGAGTTTCTTTGTTTTTAAGAGAAAGGTGACACCGACACCTAGAGCAAATGTGGTAAGAGCAAATAAAACAATTCGTAATAGAACTTTTGACACTGCTACAAGCCACAACAACATTGCATCATCGTGGACAACATCAGGACACAGTGGTGTACCGTATTCAATCGGATTATTCGGCATTGATGGAGCTAGTACTTATCTGTATGCACCACCTTCTGGTCAAAGAGAGGGAAAATTCCTTGGCTGGGATGATAACGGAGATTTGGGATGGATAGTTCCACCAGTTGTAAACGCTGACGTTATGGGCGAGACTGCTGGTATTGAGAATGAAGGAACTCTTAATGGAG